CCCTGGCCCGGCCCCAGGCCCTGGCCCGGCCTCAGGCCCCCGGCCCGGCCCGGCCCGGCCCGGCTTTGCTGCGGCGCACAACGCTCGGCCCCTGACCTGGCCCCGGCCCCTGACCCGGCTTTGCTGCGGCGCACAACGCGGCCCGGCCCGGCTTTGCTGCGGCGCACAACGCGGCCCCGGCCCCAGGCCCGGGGAACCGGCAGGCCCCGGCAGGCCCTCGCCCGGGCGCGTATACGTTTTCCCGCGCCGAAATCCCTATTCGATATCCCATACCCAATATTGTATGTCACTGTCCCCCACCCTTTAGCCCGTCCCGTCCTAGCCCGGCCCGTTATGGGAGGGGTTGTTTTCACCCTCGTTGGTGTGCTATACTACTGGTATGAACGTGCGTCGTCCAAATACTGTTGTTATCATCCCCTTGTCCCGGAGGGTCAAGGCCGAAGACTTCTCGTGGCGGGAGTCCGAGTTGGATGCGCGTATGTGTCGTCGTGGAGCGGAGCAATTAGCAGAGGAATTATGGCGGAGCCAGTTTCTGCAGATGGTGAAGAGTTAGCGCGGCAGATAGACAAGGCCCGAGAGGACGGTTGGATCGACCTCGAACCTGACAAGCGCGCTTTCGCATATGCCTACATAGATACGTATTCCCATGTGGATGCGGCGCGGGTTATTGGTCGCGCCGGTCAGGGCTTACGTTATATGCGTGATCCTTTCGTTCTGGCCCTTATCCGGGATTTGCAGCAGGTGGTGTTTGAGGATCATCTGATCGTCGATGCTTACGTAAAGCAAAAGTGGATGGAGGTTATGCCCAAGTTATTGGGTGACGAGGACATCCCCATGGTGGATCGTGATGGTAATACGGTCCATGGCAAGAAGTTCCATTCAACCGAAACCGTGGCCGCATTGAAGGAGTTATCGCGGCAGGCTCGGTATAACGAGTCCACTGAAAACGCGGTCCAGGCCTTGTTCCGTAATGCCATGGCTGGTAATGTTGAGGCCCAGAAGTTTTATCTGAAGAACAAAAATCCGCAGCAGTGGCGGGATAAGGTGGATCTAGACGTCAATTCCAGCAAGGGTGCGTTGATCATACCTGGTGTAATGAGTCCGGACGACTGGCAGGCAGAAATGGACAAGTACAATGGTACCGCTGCCATACCGCATGATCCCGGCGGAGAAAAAGGCGATCCGGACGTTTTGGACGCCGAACTTGTAGACGATACCAACATCATAAATTTCGATCAGGAAGACGATGCATAATTGGTTCCCATTGCCGGGTTCGCAGCAGTTCTTCGTTACCTGTCCTTACGATGAAGTGTTGTACCACGGTACACGTGGCCCTGGTAAGACCAATTCGTTGTTGATGTCGTACGCGATGCATGTCGGGCAGGGGTGGGGAACGGCGTGGCGCGGCATCCTGTTCCGCCAGTCATACAAGCAGCTGGATGATATCGTAGCCAAGTCTAAGGAGTGGTATTATAAAGCATTTGAGGGGGCAAAGTTTAACGAGCAAGACTATGTGTGGTCGTGGCCAACCGGTGAAACGTTGGCGTTACGCTACATGGCGAAGCCTTCTGATTACTGGCAATACCACGGGCACGAGTACCCATGGATCGGTTGGGAGGAGTTAACCAACTGGCCCAATTCTGAATGTTACGATTCCATGATGTCCTGTAACCGGTCCCCGGTCGAGGGCATACCGAAGATGGTCCGGTCCAATTGCAACCCGTGGGGAGCGGGGCATCACTGGGTAAAGAAAAGATTTATCGATAAAGGTGCGGCGGGGGAACTGTATAAGGAAGAATTGATAAATCCTATTACCGAGAAAAAAACCATTACCACCCGTACCCACATATTTGGGCACATACGGGAAAATAAGTTTCTCATAGAAAACGATCCAGAGTATGTGGCCAAGCTGATGGCCATCGAGGACCCAAATAAGCGCAAGGCGTGGGTAGAAGGGTCCTGGGATATTGTTGCCGGTGGGTATTTTGGCGATGTGTACAACCCGGACCGGCATTTGGTGCAGCCGTTTACGCCGCCGAAAGAGTGGCCAGCGTTTACCTCCTTCGACTGGGGGTACGCGTCACCTTTTTCACTAGGGTTCTGGGCCATTTCTGATGGCAATCAAGCCCCAGACGGCAAGTTTTACCCGCCCGGGGCATTGATACGATTCGATGAGTGGTATGGGAGCGACCCCAGCGATACCAACAAGGGCATTTACCTGGACAATGTGTCTATAGGAGAAGGGATAAGAGCGCGTATTGATGCGTGGGAGGCACGGCGCGGGGTACAGTTTAAAACAGGTGTCGCCGATCCATCCATTTGGAAAGAAGATGGTGGGCCGTCAATATACGCACAAATTACACAAGGCACGAAGCGGCCAATGCTGTGGAAGCGTGCGGACAATAGCCGCATCCCAGGGTGGTCACAGATGCACACAATGTTTATAGGCAGCGAAGATCGGGGGCCGATGCTGTACGTGATGAAAAACTGTAAGCACTGGATACGCACAGTGCCGTCAATACAGCGAAGCGAAAAGAACTGGGACGACGTCGACACTGATTCTGAAGACCACGTGGCCGATGAAACCCGTTATGCAGTGATGCGTAAGCTGCGGGAAGTAAGACAAACTTTTATTAGGGGGCTGTGATGGCTAAGAATCCTCCCAAGGTTACGCACCAATGTGCCGGGTACAAGGCCCGTGTGATGGAATGGACCCGCTGCCGGGACGCTATGAAAGGTACCGATGAGGTTAAGAATAAAGGAACTGAATATCTACCACGACTGGACAACCAGACATGGCAGCAGTATGAGGCGTACAAGACCCGGGCGATGTTTTACGGGGCGTCAAAACGTACGTCACAAGGTCTAGTTGGCGCGGTATTCCGCAAAGAGCCGTCGTTTAAATTTCCAGACAAGCAGTGGATGGACAACGCAACGATCGGCGGTGAGTCGTTGTTCAACCTTACTTATGACGTGACGATGGAAATCATCCAGATCGGGCGTATAGGGTTGTTGGTGGACGTACCCCCTTCCGGCGAAGGAAAGCCATACATTTCATCGTATACCGCTGAAAACATTATCAACTGGAAAACCAAAAAGATAAATGGGCGTATGCAACTTTCAATGGTGGTTTTGCGTGAACCGTTGCTAAGGCCAGAAGATGAATTTAAAGACAAAGCGTCCACGCAGTACAGGGTGCTGCAGTTGATACAGGAGAATGGGGAGTGGGTGTACAAGCAACGCCTGTTTCACCCGCGCAGCTTTTCTGATGGCGATGTTTATCAGTCCGATTCTGATGAGTACATTGAGATACGCGTATACGACGGTGTAACTTACCCGGTGATGCCAAAGAAAGCCGGGCGACCGCTTGACTACATACCATTCCAATTCATCAACGCCACGTCGCTCACCCCCGAAACGGTGGAGCCGCCGTTGATGGAATTGGTGGAAACCAACCTATCGCATTACCGCAACTCGGCGGATCTGGAGCACGGGGCGCACTACACCGCACTCCCAACTGCGTGGGTTGCCGGGTTTGAATCTGACAATAACAAGGAACTTACGGTAGGTTCCGCCGTGGCGTGGGTGGCGTCTGATCCGCAGGCCCGGGCCGGGTACTTGGAATTTACCGGTGCCGGGCTGCGGTCGATCATGGATCTTATGAACTCCAAAGAACTTAAGATGGCAGTTCTCGGGTCCCGCATGTTGGAGGAGCAAAAACGTGAATCCGAGACTGCGGAAGCGTTACGATTAAGGATGTCCGGTGAGAGCGGCACTCTGCTGTCAATTTCCAGGATGATTCAAGCCGGTCTCGTGAAGACCCTTTCGATAGTCGCCGAATGGATGAACTACACGACCAGCGGAATCACGGTGGAGTTGAACAAGGATTACGTTGCCGCCAAGATGACGCCGCACGAACTGATATCCCTGATGCAGGCGCTGCAGGCCAAAGCAATTAGCTTCGACACGTTTTACTGGAACCTGTCGCAGGGTGAAATGCTCCCGCCGGATTTCGACAAGACCAAAGAGATGGTCAAGATCGAGAAAGAAGGGCACATGGTCGGTAAGCAGGTTGAGATTGAATCGCCTACTAATTATACGGACCAGAGCGGAATGCCGTCGGTTAGTACCGGTGGCACAAACCCGAGGAAACAAGACCCCCCATCGGCAATGAACCGCAGTTCAAGGGAGGTGTGAAATGCCAGTTGCGGTGCGTAAGATACGTGGCAAGTACCGGGTGGTCGAGAAAGCTGCCCACGGCAAATACCGGATAGCCAAGAACGCATCCGGCAGCGCCGCTGATGGCGGCGGGCATTCCAGTAAGGATCGTGCTCAACGCCAGCAGCGTGCTATCAATTCATCCTTACACAAAGCCGGTAAAATATGACACGGCCCGAAAATGACAGCGTTGTTCATTCTATCGGCGGCGGTGGGGTACATACTAGTAGCAATCAGTTAACGGAGCATGTATGGCTAACATGAAGGTACAATTTACCAACCCGAATAAAGACAACTTTCGCCGTAACATCATGTATGCGTCGGCAACGTATCATAATATGACGGAAAAGGACCGGCATAAGGGTTGCACGGCGGTTATTGTAGGTTCTGGCCCCAGTCTCAACGACCCGAACGTGGTCAAAGCGTTGAATGGGTATTGGAACAAACGCCACACCAAGTCGGACAAGCCCGGGAAAGTTCACGACGAGACTACAATTTTTTACGGGTGTAAAGCGGCTATTGGGTGGCTGGCTAAACACCACATGCCGCCGATGTACGGAGTATCGATTGACCCAGGGGCACATATTGCGTGTGAAGAAAAGATTCCCAGGGTTGCTGGTGTAACGCATATTCTGGCATCTGTTACCGCGCCGGAAGTGTACGAGTATCTGTCCGGGCATAAAATCGAGATTTTTCATTCAGTGTGTGGTGTGGAAGAGGAACTCGAACTATATAAAGAACTGACCGGAACGGCAGATTTCGTGCAAGGCGGCTTCAACGTCATTAACCGGGCGCTGGGCGTGGCCCAGTACCATGGCTGCGACAAGTTCGTTTTCGCCGGGGTGGACTCGGGGTGGCGGGAAGGGCAGCCGTATTACTGTGACGGCACCCGGGATATGATGCAGAAGAAGCTATTTATGCGTGACAAGGGTCGTGTGGACGGCACCATGTGGGAATCCACCCCTGATATGGTTGCTTCCGCTGCCGCGCTGGCTCGGGTGGCCAAAGAATTTGATGCCAGAGGAGAATCGGAAAAGTTTAGATTCCTCGGCGACGTAATGCCTGAAGTCCTCAGGCACAAGGACGAGGAATTCTTGACAGAGGTTGCGTCCTGAGTTCTCGTAGTGTAAAATATAGAAAACGGAGACCATGAAAATGGGCCTGAAAGCCATTGTACAAGATATTAACGAAGTCCCGGAGGGACTGCGTGACTTTTACATCAAAGTCGGCGACGAGTACGTACTCGAAACTGATGATGGCAAGTTTAAGGATCGTATCGGAGAGTTCCGCTCGAACAATATTTCGCTGCGGCAAAAGCTAGAGCAGATGGAGGAGCAGGTCAACTCGTTCAAGGGGTTGGACCCCAGTAAGATCGAGGAGATGAAGGAAGCACAGCGCAAGCTGGCGGAACTCGAAGAGAAACATATGATTGATGCCGGGCAGATCGACGAAGTTGTTGCTCAGCGCACGGAGCGGATGAGGGCCGAACTGTCTGGGCAGGTCGAGTCCTTGACAAGTAACCTGAATTCCCTGAAGTCCGAGAGAGACACCTACCGCAACAAGCTGAACAGCACGTTGATTCAGAGCACGATTGCACAGGCGGTCACGGACGTAGGGGTACCACGGAAGGGTGCAATGCGGGATATCGTCGCCCGCGCACAGGATTTGTGGCAAGTAGACGACAATGGGAATCTGGTACCCATGCGGGAAGGCAAAGTGGTTTATGGCGGCGACACCTCAAACCCGTTAACCCCCGGTGAGTGGGCGAAGGATATCCTCCGAGAAGCACCTTACCTGTTTGAGCCAAATTCAGGTGGCGGTGCGTCCGGTAGCAACCAGAACCAAACGGCAGCCGGAACTGTTGACTGGGCAGATGCTAACAGTATTGGAGACAATCTTGAAGACATTGCGTCCGGAAAAGTACAGGTGGTCGGCGGCGCGGCGGGCAATGGTTAAACCGGTAGCCGGTGGCTTGTGTAAGGTCCGGGGGGCCTGAGTAGGCAATATCCGTAACTTACATGAGGGATTGAATAATGGCGAATACCATTACCAACATCATGCCGAAAATTCTCGCACGTGGTCTGCTGGCCCTGCGCGAACAGGCAATCATGCCCCGGGTTGTTAACGGGGATTATTCCAACGAAGCACGCCGCAAGGGTGAAACCATCGATGTGCCGATCGCCTCTGAAACGAGCGCGTACGACATCACCCCGGCACCGACTCAGTCCAGTGCTCCCAACTCTGCACCGTCGCTGGTGCAGATTCCACTGGACAATTGGAAAGGTGCAGGTTTCTTCCTGACCGACAACGAGATGGTGCAGATCGATCGCAATCGGCACTTCATCCCGCTGCAGATGTCCGAGGCCATTCGTTCTCTGGCCAACGTCATCAATGTGAACGTGCACTCCAACTACACCGGCATTTACGGTTACACCGGTACGGCTAGCACTACCCCGTTTGCGTCCACCGTAACCGATGCCACCAATGCGCGTAAAGTTCTGCACCAGCAGCGTGCGCCCCGTACCGAAAGGCGCGGCGTGCTCGACTATGATGCAGAGGCTAACGCACTCGCACTGTCTCCGTTCTCCGATGCAGATAAGATCGGTACTTCCGACATCCGTATCGAGGGCGAGGTCGGCCGCAAGTACGGCATTGACTGGTATGCCGATGATGCAGTTCAGACCCACACCGCAGGTACCCTGGCAGTTCCGGGTGGCGTGGTCGGGTCCACGACTGCTGCCGGTGCAACCTCGATCGACCTGAAATCGGCTTCGGCTGCGGGTAATGCTCTAATCGGTGACGTGTTTACTATCGCCGGTCAGAGCCAGACCTATGTCGTCGCCGCTACTGTGTCGGCCATTGGTTCGGCCACTTCGAAAGCAGTGACGTTCCAGCCTCCGCTCACCAGCATCGCAACCGCAGCGGCTGCGGTAACGTTCAAGGCTTCGCATGTGGTGAACCTCGCGTTCCACCGCGATGCTTTTGCCCTGGCTATGCGTCCGCTGATGGGTTCGACGGCAACCAATCCACTGATGATGTCAGTGTCCGATCCGCAGACGGGCATCACTCTTCGGTTGGAGTTGACTCGCCAGTACAAGCAGGACCGTTGGGAATTCGACGTTCTGTGGGGTTCGAAGTTGGTGCGGGCTGCACTGGCAACTCGGATCGCTGGTTAAGAGTCTAGTACGGGTTGTGGCCCCCTTGCGGGGGCCACTTTTTAAGGAGACAGTATGAGACTTCCAACGGTAAAACTCCGTAACAAAAAAACCGGAGAATTAAGGAAGGTCAACGCCATCGATTATGCGATGGACCTCGGAAAAGACAAGTATGCCGGGTGGGAGTTGATCGGCGAGCAACGCGGTGACCCTGTTGCCCCCGAAGATCAAGTGGTGATCGATACGGCGTCTGGTCGCACAAGGGTGTCAAAGCAGGAAGTCGAAAATGCCGACACTGCCGAAAAAGAAACTCCAGGTTATCGCAGCGCGAAATCCAGAGCCGCTGCGCGTCGCGCAAAGGACGAGGAATATCTGGTAAAGAAAGAAGATTAATTAACACAAACGGAGCATACAATGTTTGTAACGTCGTTTCACGCCGCTGGCTGGGAAGAGTATGGTAAGCGGTTTCTCGATTCGTACGCCAAGACGGCACAAACCATTCCATTAACGATTTACTACGAGGACGATCAGCCCGAAAAACCAGAGTATTTCAATGTAGAGTGGATGCCACTCAGTGAAATAACCGGGTTTAATATTGCTCTAAACGAGATTGGAAAGAACGATCAGTTTAAAGGGATGATAACAAATCCAGAAGGCCAGACGGTATATGATTACCGTTTTGATGCCTTCAAGTTCTTCCGCAAGGTTTACGCGGTCTACGACGCCTATCACAACGCTTCCCGTTCCACCAAATACGTAGCCTGGGTCGACGCTGACGTTGAGTTTATCAGGAAAGTCCCGGAATCGTTGCCTACGTTGGTGTTCCCGCGTAACGAGGCCATAGCCCATATCGGTCGAATCAACATGCACTCGGAGTGCGGGTTTATGGGCTTTAACCTCGACGAGGAGGGTCCCCTGCGCCGGTTCATGATGGTGTATTGGTCGTTGTACGGCACCGGGGCGTTTACTGATTGCCGGGAGTGGCACGATTCGTACCTGTTCGACCACGCCCGCACATTGGCGGCGGTGAGGTGTTACAGTTTGTCCGGCGATAAATGTGAAAGTCTATACCCGTGGGATGAGACTATTTTGTCTGACTGGATGGTTCATAACAAGGGGCCAGAACGCAAAGAGAAAGCGTATGCCGAAGCTGCGTAGAACTGGAGAAAGACAAGTAGCTGCAACGTTAAAGTTGATAGCCCCCGATCACCGTAAACGCTACGAGATGGTGGCCAATACGCTAAGTAAAGGTGTCAAAGTCACTGACATCGGGTGCGGCA